TAAGAGTCTCCGTACTCATCTGTAGTATATATACCACTGTTAAACATGTTGGCGGCTAACTTTGCGCTCTTAACGATGGTCTGACCCGTTGATTTTATGTAGTAATAATCCGTGCTATTAAATGAACTGTCATATTCATAGCCCAACTTAAACGTAGTGGAGCCGCTGGTTATCCCGCTATTCCTCATAGACAAGCAAATCTTGTCAGGTTTTTTAGCTGTAGTAAATGAATACTGAGAGTTATATTTAGCTACCTCTAAAGCGCCTTGCGTGTCGTAAGTAGTAGGCTCGTTAATCAGAACCGAGCTAGAGATGGGAACGTTAGATTGGTTTATAACTGGGGAATCGATTATAGATATTATATCATTAGCGCTAGCGGAACCGTGCGTTCCTTGAATTGATAAATCATACAGCCCTTGATTCAGGCCACTGGCTGGAACATTAAGGGTTGTATTGGTGTGGCTAAAGCTGGGGTCGGATAAGAGATTGACAGAAGTCCCCTTCTGGTCTGTTAAAGTCGCGCTAGAAAGCCCAGTTATATTAGAGCCTATAACAGACATAGACTCAGTTGAGCCCTTTTTACGCACTAAAAACTGATTGGGTAAAATAGAAAGACTTAAACTCGCAGCGCTAGGAGCAGCGTTGGACAGGCTTTTATAGTTCTCTACAGACTCAGACGTTACTCCAGACGGGCCAAGGACTTTAACTTTATGATTAAAAACGCCAGCAGGAACAGAGCCAGACAAGCGCGTATTACTGACTCTTTGGAAAGTTACCCCAGAGTCGTTAATAGAAACGTTAGAAACGTCATGTAGAGCGTAACCGTAAATATTCAGAGGGTCGCCCTGCTCACCTTCCGCTGGTGAAAAAGACGTAATTAAAGGAATAGGTACAAATTTATAATTAGTGGCCTCGGACCTAGGCGTTAAGCAGGTTACAGCCACAGACGCCTTCTGGTTTATAAAGTTGCCCGTGTCTTCTATCGCGCCTATAGCCAACCAATCTCCAGAAGCATCCTCAAACGCAGCGTAATTAGAAACCCTAGTTGAAGCGGAAGTATAACCACTGTTGGTATAAGAGCCGTCGTCTCCACACAAACCGCTTGCGTATGCGTTATACAATCTTCCAGAGGCTAAGGCTTGGGTAGAGCCAGTAGCGTTCAAGTTACAAATAGTGACAGCAGAAAGAGCGTTTGAGTAAGAGGCGGCTCCAGATGTACATGAGTTACTGAAGCCGCTAGCTACGACCTCTGCGTTAAGATTCGAAAATGCCCCAGTTTGCTTATACCCCGTAGCGTCTACATTATGAGTCCGTGTTTCGGGGGTCTTTTTAAAAGTGACATAATCCCAATTAGCATCCTCTGGAACCTTTGCTAAAATCGTGGTGTTATTTGATTGAGCTTTTGCGTTTTGAGAAAGCCCGCTACCAAAATAGACGCCAGTAATCGCGCCCGCTTGCGTTACGTTAAACGGTACTGTCTGCCCTATATTTCCACTGATTACTGACATTACGGTACAAAGATTGAGTCGATTGATATGGCTGGCCTAATGATTTCTCCTCCAGCGGTTATTACTTTATAAGGCCCGCTCCTAGCGAACCTTGGAATTTTTACTTTAATTTCTGTATCTGATATGGATATAAATTCATTTACTCTAACGTTATTATTGAAATAAACTGCGGTTGTAGAGCCTAAGTTTGTTCCTGTAATAGTGAAGGTTTGTCCTACGCTTAAAGACTGACCGCTTGGCGCGTCGTTTGTTATGGTGGGCGCTCCCCCATAAGAGCTAGACTCAACACTTAAAGCGGCCCTTATTTTTTGACCATGACTTATGCTTACGTCTTTAGATGTTAATGTTCCAGCGACCTTATAGGTTTCTCCTCCTATATTAAAATCTATCGTCACAGATTTGCCAGTATACGCCAAAGCCTCTTGAAAGTTATACGTGTCTATATCGACGCTAGAGAGCCTTTTTCCAAACCGTATGTCTGACGGTATTAAATCACCATGTTTATAAACGGGCTCCACATTTTGAGACAAGTTATAATTTAAACTTTGAATCTTCGAGTCAGCATCTATACCTTGGAGGGCAAGCTGCATATCAGAAAATTGAAGGTACTTATTGTCTTGGTCAGGTAACGTAGCGGGAGAAAACGTACCTCCAAAATCCTCAAAGAAGTCTATGTCAGCGTTTATCCTTACTGGCCCAAAAGGGTCGGCGTTAAATGAGTATGAGGTCAGGTATCCTTTCTGTAGGGTCAGCCCAGCCACCTCAAATGGAATAGGAGCCTTAGCCTCCAAGAAGGGCTTTAAAGGGTCTGCTCCAGTTAGATAGTAGGATATACTAAGAGAGCTTTTAACCCCTGCTGAAGCGGGCCTATCAAATGCTCCAACCCTATCGGCCTGTTTGGTTTCAGAAAGCTCAGGGTTTACGCTAAAACTAGCAGAATCGACTAAAATAGCCTTTCCGTTAATTTTAAAATAGATGTTGTTATAATTGTAGTATAATGCCATCCTTAAACCTTGTTCCTTATTTTACTATTTACACTGATAATCCGCAAGAATATTTTATTTTCTAGCTGTATACGTGTAAAATAAAGTGAGGAAAAAGGAATATGGCATCTATATATGAAATAGACAATTTCGTAGCAGGTTCAAGCAGCTACGTAAAAAATGACATAGTACTCTGTGGGCCCTGTGGGAACGCAGAACAAGATAGTGGTCGTTATTTTTACTATACAGGACCAGATAGCACATATGCCCCCACGCCTGGCAACTCAGCCCAAACAGTATGGGGCGGTTACACCACCTACAACAACGCCGTAATCCCCCATTTTTTCTGGGTGCCAGATTACGGGACAAGCGTCTCGTCAGAACCTAAAGTAGAAGTTATTCAATTTGGTGACGGATACGAACAAAGAGCCCCACAAAACATCAGCGCAGACTTGTTAAAAGTAGACGTGACTTTTGACAATAGAGACGAAAAAGAGGTTACAGCTATGGCCCACTTCCTACATACCAGAGGAGCTAAAGACGCATTCGCTTTCACCCCGCCCTCCCCTTATGGTTCAATGAAAAAATTTGTATGTAGAAGTTGGGATATCAACATGAATTTTCATAATAACTTCAGCTTGAAAGCCTCGTTCGAAGAAGTAGTTAGCTAATATGAATCCAAACACATCAAAGGTATCAACTAAGAAGGTCGCAGAGAGCGCAATGTCTCTGGAGCCTTCGGCTATCGTAACGCTTTTTGAAATTGATGTCAGCGACTTAATCGCTAGAGGGGAAAGACATGTATACTCTGACATCGGTGAGCCAATTAGAAGCCAGCTCAGGTTCCACAATAACTTAAAACTAATACAAAACAGCATAATTTGGAATGGCAGCGATTATTTCCCAGCTCCGATTAAGGCCGACGGGTTTGAAACCTCAGCTAAGGGCTCTCCTCCAACGCCTAAGCTCACGCTAACCATCAACCCTAAGGGGTTAGATGAAGAAACCCAACATAGAATCAAGTACATTAAATACGCTATCAGAGATTTAGATAGCTTAGTAGGAGCTAAAGTAACCCGCACAAGGACCTTCGCAAAGTATATTGACGGTTTAAACTTCTACGATAATTATGGAGTAGTCACAGGCCCAGTAGAGGGTCAGCAAAAGCTCAAATCAAATATCCTTCAGCCCCCAGAAGGTTTCGACCCAGACCCAAATGCTTACTTCCCTCAAGACGTTTACTTTATAGATAGAAAGTCTGGAGAAAACAAAAACACAGTTGAATTTGAATTGGCTAGCCCGTTCGACTTACAAGGCTTAAAGTTGCCAGCAAGAGTCGTCACAGAACACAACTGCGTTTGGACTTACAGAGGGGAAGGGTGTTGCTACGAATACAATACAGTAAAGCAAACAGGGGTTACAGATATACACTATAACGAAGATGGAAATTGCAAAGTCACAGCAGACGGAACCGCACCTCCCTTGGCTACGTTCAAAAATGAAAAGATAAGCAAAATTATAGGGACCTCTTTGAAACACACTTCATCGTCTGGGTATGTGCCGGGTGAGTTATGGGACCAAAGCAAAACCTATAGCGTGGGGCAATACGTTAGAGTCAACCTAAAGGGCGTAAATTACTATTATGTTTCCAGAGGTCAGGTCAATGGCGTGAACAACCTAGGCAAGCCACCGCCCCATGAGACTTTTTGGGTTGCAGACGAATGCTCTAAAGAACTCAAGGGCTGCGCATTGCGATGGAGAGAAAATCCAGAGCTTACAGCCCAACAAGCAACTACTGAGCCCCTGCCCATAGGCGCGTTCCCAACTTCTAGAAGAGGGGGTACTTCGTGACCCTATCTCAAGACATAAAATCTTTTATTAAGCTTCACGCAAAAAACGAAGCCCCAGAAGAATGCTGCGGATTTATACTAAACGACTCCACGGCCCGTAAAGCTAATAACTCATCCCAAAATAAAAGTCAAAGATTTAGCATCTCAGCCGAAGACTATTTGCAAGCCGCACGTTCAGGTAGGATAACCGCTATATATCACTCTCACCCTTCGACTGACGCAACTTTTTCTGAATACGATAAATTTAATAGCATCAATCATAATCTTATATATGTGTTATACTCTTTAAAAGACAACTCTTTTAGCCAGTTTGACCCGTCTCTTTCCTCGTTCAATGAATACGTCGGAAGAAACTTCGACATAGGAAAGACGGATTGTTTTGGCTTAATGAGAGACTTTTACAAAGCCGAGCTAAATATAAATTTGAATAATTATAAAAGAGACCGAGATTGGAAAACGTATCTAAGCGAGCTCTTTGATAAATACTTTAAGGTGGAGGGTTTCGAGGAGGTTTCGCAATTACAGAAATACGACTGCATACTTTTTAAAAGCAGAAAAAATGGCCCTTCGTCTCATATAGCCATATATTTAGGTCATGGTTTGATGCTTCACCAGCCGCAAAAGAGCTTCTCTAGAATAGAGGAATACTCAGAAAGACACAAAAAATTAACCAACAAAATCATAAGGCACAATGAACTTAACTAAAGTAACATTTCATGGCAATCTAGCCGACAAGCTTGACCAAAGTCAATGGGAGCTTGAGGTGGAAAGCATTGCAGAAGCTATGCATGCCGTAGACATCATGTCTGACAGGAAATTATCTTTTGCTATAATTGAAAACGAAAAGCAAAATGTTAAATACAAAGTTTTAGTTGATGGTAAAAACTGTTTATCTAAACCCGTTAACTCCCCCGAAGAGGCGCTAACGTCAGAGCTTTGCATTAAAAACAAAATGGAAACTGTTGACATAGTTCCCGTTCTAGAAGGCGCGGGAGGCGGAGGAGACGGCGACAGCAAAGATATTATGATGGTGGTGGGTGGCGCACTTATGCTAGGCGCGGGATTTGCCATGAAGAGTCCAATGCTGACGCAGTTAGGCTTGTTTGCCGTACTAAGCGGAATGGCTAATCTACTTGCCGAACCCCCAGAGTTTGAAGACTTTAGAGAAATACAACAAGTAAACAAAAAAGAATCTTATTTATTCAATGGCCCAATAAACACCTACAATCCGGGTGGCCCAGTACCTCTTGGTTATGGTAGAATGCTAGTGGGCTCTTTAGCAATAGGGTTCTCCCAATTTAGCGAAGACAAGAAAATTTATGTTCGACACTCGGACGGCACGGAGACTTGGTATCCTTAAGGAATTTTAAATATGGCCGCAAAAAAGACAGAAGCAATCAAAGGTGTTTATTTAGGTGATGTTGAAAACGAGCGTTACATCTCTAAAACTAAGGCTGAAGTTGTAGATTTAATTTCCGAAGATGGAATCGAAGGCTTGGTTCATCAAGAGTACGAGTTCTCAGGAACGGAAGGCTCTGTAGGCTACAGTAGTTATACAACAAAAGATTTAAACGCAGACCCAGAGAAAGGCAAGCTCTGCTCTATATACTGGAATGAAGTTCCCGTGCTAGATAAAGACAACGGAAACTTTAACTACACAGATATAAATGTAACCACAAACCAAAGCACCTTTAACGCCTCCGGCTTCGTAAACAAAAGAGTCAAATCAATTGGCGAGCCAATCAAGGGGTCGGAAGAAAACACAACTTCTCACTATAGGTATTATAAAGTATATAACAAATACTGCTCCAAAATAGCCATAGCTTTAAAAGTCGGAGCTCTTGGAAAAGTAGATAGATACAAGGGCACACGCAAAGAGCCAAATGAAAACTATGGAGAGTTACTGGACTCTTCTGTTACAGTATCATTTTTTACTAGACCCCTTTATTCCTCTAAGTCTACCGATTTTACGTTAGGTGAGAGAGTAACGGTTCAAGGTAATTTTACAAGCCCATACGTAAAAGACGTTGAGCTTTCCTTGGACCTAACCAAAGCAAGAAATCAAGCCGACGATGAGACACTGGGGTACGGGGACTTTCTGGGCTGGGAAGTTCAAGTAATTAGGGACACTGAAGAACCCAAGACGCCCGACGTTAAAAATGCCACCCTGTTAGATTCTATCACGGAGGAAATCGAGTACCCTTTAACCGCCCCAAATAGCTATATAATCAAAAGCGATTTTTCAGCAGAGTTCTTTAGCCAAGTACCAGACAGGGCGTACGACGCAAGACTACTTAAAGTAAGAATTCCAAGCAACTACGACCCCATAAAGAAGAGTTATGACGGGCCTTGGAACGGGACATGGAAGACGACTAAAGAGTGGACAGATAACCCCGCTTGGTGTTTTCATGACCTAATAACGAATAAAAGGTATGGTTTAGGTAAATATATAACTGAAGCTTCATTTGATAAATGGACGCTTTATAAAATAGCTCAATATTGTGATACGTTGGTGTCAGATGGAGCTGGGGGCCTAGAGCCCAGATTTACCTGCAACATTTTAATACAGAGCCGCGAAGATGCGTTTCAAGTTCTGAATGATATGGCCAGTGTTTTCAGAGCCATAGTTTACTATAGCTCGGGAACAGTATATGCAGTTCAAGACGCGCTAAAAGACTCTGTATTTCAATTTACAAACGCAAACGTAGAAAATGGCGACTTTAACTACACAACCACAAGCGCCAAGGTTAGACATACTGTAGCGATAGTTAGATACAACGACAAAGAAAATTTTTACAAGCCCGCAGTAGAGTATGTAGACGACGTAGAAGGAATCAGAAGGCACGGAATTAAAGAGAAAGAAATCTCAGCGTTCGGCTGCACCAGTAGAGGTCAAGCAATCAGACTCGGCAGGTGGATATTAGCCACAGAAAGATTAGAGACAGAAACCGTGACCTTCACTGCTGGAACAGAGGGAGCGCTGGTCAGACCGGGAGACGTATTCACAGTTTCAGATTCTAATAGATTATTGAAAAGGCGCGGCGGCAGAGTTGAGCAGTTCACGCGCGTCAACAACAGTCAATTTACCATTCTTTTAGACAGCAAGCTAGAAGCTCTTGCCACCGGAAGAGATTATCAGCTCACTATATCTGCTCCATCTTTCTTTTTTGACCCATCTCAAACGAATATAGACAACACCTCTCAAGAGCAATACGTAAGAAATCATCACGTTCAAAAGTTTACCATAACTAATGCCTCTATAGATTATGATAGCGGAACTACAGGCAAGTCTTTAGTTACCGTAAATTGCACAAACTGTGTTAACACGGATGGAACAGAACTTAATTTAGGCTCAGTAATAGACAAAATGTCTTGGAGTATTTTGGGTAGCGGAGTTGACGACGACGCCTCTATTACTCAAGAAAAAGTAAACCAAGACATCAGATACAGGGCAATCAACATATCTGAAAAAGAGCTTAACAAATTTGAAATAGCAGCCGTAGAATATAGAGAAGAAAAGTATCAAGAAATCGACAGCGCCCTGACCTACGAAAATCAAATTACATTCGACATTCCCTTGGGGCCGAGCAGACTTGAGATAACCAATCCCCAAGAACGGATTACAGAACACACTAGGGCAATCAATTACCTCGTGCACGCGAACACCAACACCGATGGTTTATCTTACTACGCGGTATTCGTCAAAAAAGGAAGCGACTTCACAGGAAGCGCTGTCCCAAGCGAAGAGTTCTTGGTAGACAAGATTTATTCTAGGTCTCTTTTGCTTGGTAAATACGTACCAGCTTCAGAGGATGATTATTACTTTAGAGTATATTCAGTAAACTCCTTAAATCAATATTCCACAACGGGCGGTGAGTCCAATGGTTTCGCTGCTGTGAACGCAAACCCAGGTTCAGTAGACCCAATTAAAGACGTTACAATCACTTCTCTCAGGCTTTCGGATGATACGGGAGCCAACGCTTCTGGAACAAGTGACCCAGTAGCGGGGCAAAATATCAGTGGCAGCTCAGAAAGGGTAGACTTTTTCAACGGTTCAGATTTGCAGATAGTTTGGAAAACTTCTATACCTAGCCTTCAAGGCATTAATATTTCATTTGACTTTGATTTTAGAATTAGAATTTACAAAGGTTATCCACAAGGAGGCACGCTACTTAAAACAGTTCAAGCGTATAGACCCATAGACTGGGATTTATCTTTCACAACCTTTGAGCTTCCGCTAGAAGATATAGTGGATATGACCAAGGTCGAAAATAATGGCAGCATAGACTTATACGATGCATACAGAGACTTAACTTTTGAGGTGGACGCGGTCAGCTCCACAACGGATTCTAATGGAAATATTACATACTCCTATTCTTCCACTGGAAACACCAATGGATACGATAGACTGTATGTTTCTAATCCGCCGCCCAGTAGAGCTTCGGGAATTCAAGGGTTCATCGATATTAATGGCAACATTAAAGTTTTCAATGTTAGTAGGCCAACAGATGCCCAAGCGGTATATATTATAGCCGCCAAGAAGGACTTTGGTTGGAGCGACTTTATAACGAAAAGAAACGATGCGTCCTACGCGTTCCATCCCATTAAGATTTCTCCTATTACCAGCGATGACCCAGTGTTCGAAATGGACCCCGCGTTCAAAACGGACGACATGGAAGAGGCTTATGTAGCGATAGCTTACTGTGATGATTTTGATGCAGACGTTTTAACGTACGCTACGGATAACGCGATAACCTCTTACGTTGAGGCTAACAAACTGGAAGCAAGAATGTCCGACCCCAAGAAGTTTTCTAAAGTAACCCCAGAGGTTATGGACCTAATCGGAGAGGGTTGGAAAGCGTGGATTAAAATTGACCTAGAAGGAAACTGGTATGGAAGAAACGTTGATTGCGTAGAAGACAGAACGCATGAGGCTGAAAACCAAACCTTCAAAGGGTACTTACCTTTCTACTGTGGAAGAAGGGTCCCATTAATACAATATGAATCTATAAACAGTGCAGTTAATCCATTGATTTATTTAAATAGAAATGTAGGCACCGCTCTTTACCAAGACTTTTTTAGCGCAAGCTGTTTGTATTATTTACCAACGCCCCTAGCTCATAGCGGGGCTGGATATGATTACCCAAATACATACACGAACGAAACCAAATTAATAGGAGGTTACTTTGAGGATTCTCCCAGCAATCCAGAATTTTATGAAAACTCCACACCAAACCACCCATACAACGGAGAAAGGTTTGCGAAGAGCTTTAAAAGATTCAGGATACATTTTAAAGACGGTAAAGGATTTCAAATAGAAAATGCCGCTGGAGGTTATTGGGTAGTGGGAATGAACGTGAATCATAAGCCTTATTTTGACCAAGAGATACTAGATGGAATAGGAAGGTTGCCGAATTTTGATTCGACTACGTTCGCTTATGAATCTCAAGTTGACGCAGGAGCACTGCAAGCCTTGGAGGCGGTTACGCCAAACGGAGAGGACGCTTACATTGGGGGAAGTGATGCTTTCTATAATTATCACCCCGCTGGCTTCGTGCAGGGGTGGGGAGGGTTAGCAAAGACTAATGATTATTTTGACATACATATAGGACACATGATAGATGGCTCATACTTAAAAGAAGCTATATTTTTTGTGATGGCGTCCACTCAAGACCGCAAAGACTTAACACATAACTCGCCCTGCACATGAACAATAACTTAATCATATTTTACAAAGACCAATCTAAAGATGTTTTTTCATTCGCTTTAGATACCGACGAGCAATCAGCCTTATCTAAATTCGAGAAGATGAGGCCCAACGTCAATAAAGAAGATATAGTTAAATACTTTTACATCACCGAAGATAAAACGCCAGCGGACACATACGGTAAATACTGTGAGCTCACGGAAAATAAAAAGATGAAATTAAATTTCCGTAATTTACTCATCGATAAAAGGGTTGAAGAGATACGCAAAAAGAGAGACTCTATCTTGACAGGACTAGATGTTCCATTCATGAAGTCTCTAGAGGAAGATAACGACCAAGTTAAAAAGCACATCGTTAAAATGAAAAACTTCTTGAGAGATTTACCAGATAATTTTAAATTCCATTTAATGGAAACTGAAGAGGATATAATTAAGTATAATCCCTTTGGTAATATTTTTGAAGTCATTGTGATAGATGGCGGCAAAGGATACACCAAGCCGCCAAAGGTAACCATTGACTCGCCAAGCAACGGCTTTCAAGCTGAAGCCATGGCCTTCATAAAAGACGGTAAAGTGTCAAGGATAGAGGTTACTGAGACTGGATGCGGTTACAACTTCGTTCCTAGCGTAACCATAAAAGATAAAAAAACAAAAAATAAATGTATAGCTATGTGCGGCGTACCGCAAAACTGCTTCTTAACCGAGGAGCAGCTTTTGAATAACACCAAGTCTCATTACTTGGTGTCGTAGAGCATTCCTCCCGGACGTTTCTGCTGGATAATTACATCCATTACTGAGGTCTTAATTCTTGCCGCCAACTCCTTGCTCTCCTGCTCTGTGAGGTCTCCAGCGCCCGAGGCGTCTGTGGTGTCAGCTGTGACATTTCCGTTGGAGTCAACGTTGACCGCTATATTAATGTTATTTGTGGTGGTGGTAGAACCCCCGATTCCAGAGCCGTCATTTGAGCTTGCCCCTTTGCTTCCTGGCATAGCCGTAATCGTGTGAGGTTTGCGTACAAGGCCTCCTGCGGCAAATTTGGCAAGTTTACCCGTATTGAGCCTATCGAAGAACTCTGTGCCATATTCATCAACTGTATCCTTGTTGAGAACGTATTCTCCGCCCATCAACAGGGCTGGCACATTATCACTGTTCATGCCGCCCATAGCGAATTTTCTCGGAGCGTTGATTAAGCCTCCTTTAGCTTTTTGGGTTGGTGAAATAAATGCGCCCTTGCCACCCGTGAGAGCTCCTGACACGAGCATCGAAGCCGCCCCAAACAGGAAGCCGTATCTACGCCCTTGTTTCTCGCGTTGATGCTTCTCCATCGCTTCGTCTTGAGTTTTAAGGAACTCTAACTTCTCCTTCTGGTAATTGAAGAAGGTGTCCATTTTCTCAAATTTGTATTTGTTTTGAGGATTGTTCTCGTTGGTCATGGCGTAGGCTGACAATTTGGAGTCCTGTATCAACTTGCCCATCTCAGGACGCTGAAGGTTATCCATTACATATTTGTTTTTGAGATGCACCTTGTAAGAACCCTCACCAATTTCAACGGAGGATTCGTCGAACAAATCTCTATCTAAATTCTTGCCGACTTCTGGATATTTTTCAGCTATGGTTTTGATTGCTTCAATTCTTTGCGGGGTTAATGAGTTGTTAAGGTTTACTCTGTAGCCTCTGTGCGTTTCGAGCTCCTTCTCGCCGGTCTTTCTACCCAACCAATCTTCCTTATCTTTTTCGCCAAATTGTTTGTAGTTAAACGATTGTATACCCGCTGTTCTTAAGTCTCTAGCTTTAGTAAGCTCTTGCCTTCTGATGTTTGCGAGTCTAGCGATAGCGCCACCCTTCTCGGCTGTGACCACGTTAGAGCTATTGAGGGCGTCGAAGAACTGTTGTCCGTAAGCGTTTACGGCGGACTTTCTGATAACGTACTCGCCCTTGGTTAAGTAAGCTGGTACGTCGTCTTTCGTTCCAGAGCCTCCGTTAACTACGCCTCCCGATGCGTAACCCTTAACTTCGCCGCCCTTTTTCATTTTGCCGCCGCGTCCAAGAACCGCATCAAAAATCGAATTGACACCCATTTGAAGTGCGTTGTCCAGCATCTTATCAGCCATGTTTTTGAACATATCACCAAAAGCTTCCTTGAGAGTCTTGGTTCCCTTGATGGCTTCTCCGAATGCGGAGGCTGTACCCGTGCGGAAGTCCTGAGCGAATTCCGCGCCCATTCTATTGATGTCTTTGAAGTAGTCTTGCTGGCTGTAGCTAAAGCCCGCGCGAACTGTTTCTGCGAGGTTTTTAAATCCGTATTCGCCAGCTTCAATCGCCGCTTCATTTGCTTTTTCTAGGGCCTGTCTGTACTGGGCCGTGGGGATTACGCCAGCTTCGTAAAGTTTGATTGTGTTTTGAAGCTCATTGCTATAGCCTTTAGAAGCAAGTTCCAAGGTTTTCGTCCTTGCTGAAATGTGCGTTTCAAGTTCTGCGTCAGTTCTTATTCCTGGGGATTCAATAAATTGACTCGTTTGCTTTTGCGCTGCGGACGCAAAGGCGCTTGCTTTATATTCGTTGGCAGAAAATTGATTAACGTTCTCAAGTTTTGTGGTCGAATCTGCAACTTCAGCTTTATTATATTCTATTATTCTTTGCCTTGTCGTTTTGCCATCCTTATCAGCGTCATCGAGTTTCCTTGTACCATCAAGTATACCCGCGACCAGCCCATTATACTGGGCCGTAACTTTTTCGAATTTGACGCCGCCTTCTTCAAACATCCTAGTCATGTTGTCAAAATTCTGTCCCACCAATTCAAAGTTTACCTGTCGGGTGAGTTTTCTAACTTCCCCTTCCTTTTCTGTTCCCCATTTCTCTATAATATCTTGCAAATGCCCTCTTAGTTGTTCAGATATTTCTGTATCTGCGATTATCTTTTGCATATCGTTGCCGTGTTTTATCATGGCGTCATCAAAATCTTTTTGTAAACCACCGTAGTCTCCCTTTGAGGTGAGGCTTTTTATCTCGCTCGTCCCGTAGTCTGCCATCTTAGCGCTAATGTCATCCTCAAAATCATCAATAGTTTGGCGAGCTTTATTCTTAGCGCTTGTCCTTAGCACAAATGATTGAGCTATTTGCTCCGCGACTTGAGAAGCCTTTGCAACCACGTCTTCTGAGAAGCCCATGCCTACAGAGGCTTTGGCTAAATCAGTTTGAGCGGTGGCTCGTGCATTTTTAGCTACCAAGGTTTGGTAGTCAGCAAATAATCTTAATTGAGCCTCTAGCTGCGTGCTTTCATCAGCGATTCCTGCATATATGGAAGTCATGCCTTTAGCTGAGTCCTTAAGCTTATTTAAAAATTTTTCATTCTCCTCCGCCTTCGCCATGTATTCTGTTTGTATCTTAGCGGCCGCTCTTACTCCTGCTATTTCTTTATCTTTTTCCTTTGCTTTATTGAGTAAAAGCTTGTACTCTTCTTCAGCTTTTTTTCTTTGCGCTTCGTAGTGTTTCGCCTTCTTCTCTGCGTCAAAATCAGCCCCCTTTCCGAAATCTCCCCGCTTCTCGGCTTCTTCCGTTTTTCTATGAGCTATATCCTTGACTCCGGATTCCAATTCGTCTTTGGTTACATTCCAATCAAAATCCGTATCGAAACGTAACAAGGTCTGCATAAGAGCTTGCTTTTTCTCTATAATCAGTGCTATATCCTTTTCTGCTTCGGCTGATACTTCATCCATAGTCTTGCCTTGTTTGGCCATGGCGCTATATCTTTCATAGGCTTTCGTAAAGCTTACCTGTGATTCGAAAAAGTCCTTCCTGAGGGATTCGCTAGCTTTCAGTCCTTTTTCCATCTCTTTGACGGTTGCATTGACATCATCAACCGCCTCTTGGACTGTGCTTCTATTTTTATTGTTTATAGATTGGGTGGTTTCTCCTTTGGGTTTTGGGGCGGCAAGATTATTCTTCTTCAGTCTTTCTCGAGCCGCTAACACGCTCTGTTTTATAGTACCTAAGAAGGACCCTGGTTCGTTTAGTGCGGATTGGGTTAAATTTCTGCTCTCGGGGTGTCTATTTTGTAAGCCAGCGGAAGCGTCTTTCACCTTTTGTTGAGCGGTCTTTATTTTCTCTTCTAAAGCTGGGTAATATCCCGGTTTCATTTCACCTCTATCCATGTAAGGCTTAGAGTTAGCTTCGATGTGCCCCTTGTTTTGGTCTATTATCTTTTGTTGTTGGGCTCTTTCTTTTTTTAGATTCTCAAGATGTTTCTTTTCAGCAGCTTCCGTTCTGGTGTCTCTTTCGTGGCTGTAAGAAGGTAAGGCGTTAAAGGTTGAGTCTGCCGCCATTTCTTTGCGAGCCATCAGCGCGGCTATTTTTTCTAAATGTAAATTCGTTTCATAGTTCTGCCTGTGGGCTATAACGTCTTCTTCTGTAACTGCTGCCGCGTTTGGACCTTCAAACCCTAGCCTCTTCATTTCTGTGTCGTGCTCTGCCTGTTCTTTTACTGACCTACCCCAATCAAAACTTCCCGCCTGAGGGGTTAATGGTTTTATTTTTTCTTCAGCGGCAGCTATGGCTGCTTTGCGCTCGTCAAGTTCTGCTTTGTTTTTTAACAGAATATCCAAGTCAAGCTTGGTCGAGTCTACATCAAATTGTTGAAAACCTTTAGATGTAAGAGAGCTTCCCTCGGCTTGTGACCTTTGGCCTGGTATGTAGCTCGAAGCCGAATCTACCAATTTCTGAGCTGCTTTAGCTATAACACCCTTGGCTTTATCCATGCCAGAGTGCTCTAATCCGTATTTACCTTTATCAACAACTGCTTTTATAGATTCTAGCGCGAAAGATAACTTGGTCGAAGCCGGTATAACACTACCCGTAAACCAAGCTTGATTAAATTTACCGTAAGCAGTGCCTAATAAGCCGGTCATTTTGTCCATTGCGCCAGAAAGGTCCCCAGAAGAAGACGCCACCTGCTCGAGGTTCATTCCTTCAACCGCGCTTGTATCTATTGGTTTTACTGGGGATTTTGGGGCTTTGTAATCAAAGCCTTCGCTCTTTAGTTTGGTTTCTGGGACCAAATTTTTTCTTAAAAGTTTAATTGCCTCAACTAATTCTGGGGTAGCCTGTTGTTGCCTTTGAAAATGCTCCAATAACTCATCGAACACTAAGGCGCCTTCACCAGCGCCCCCTTCTTTCCCCGCCAAATCCGAGGCCATCGTATAAAGCATTCTCTTCACTTCGTTTTCATCCAAGCCGTCTGTCGCCATGCCGTATCTTTGGCCTCCAGCTTTATCCAACACCCTAACTATAGACTCTAAACCAGTTAAGTTTGTTTTATCCATTTTGGCTATTTCCGAAGCCAACATATCCACGCCCCTTCTACTGTCTTGAACTGTCTTTTTTTGCTCAATTAGTACATCATCTAAATTAACTGGGATGCCTCTTTTGTCATCGAAAGTAAATTCACTCTCTGAGGTGGTAGCAGACAGGCGGTTCCTAGCTTCAAGTAAAGCATTCCCTTCTTTTATTAGGGCGTTTTGTAAGTCTAATCTTGCGGCTTCTTTTGCTCGGTTCCCTCCAGCATTCCTTTCCGTTTCTATATCTAGTATTTGCCTGAATAAAGAGTTATGGTGCGCGCCCATGTTTGATACAGAAGCTTCTCTAGTGCTCATCCTCAGGGCCTCGGCGGCGCCCCCATCTTTGCCGAAGCCCGGAATGATGCCAAAAGCAGCGCGTTCCGAGTAGTCCGCTGTCCATCCCGGTCCTTGAGCCCTTACCTGTTTTGCTTGGGCTGTAAGTTGTTGCGCTAACTTTAGCTGCTCCTGAGTCATTCCCTCGGTTGTTCCAAGCCGCGCAAACGCAAGCATTTTGTCAAAAGTTTCCCCTTGAGCGTTATTGTCCTTAGCCATTTCTTTGGCGATGTTAGCTAAGTATTGCATTTGGGTATCGTTGCCGGTTTCGGCTGCTCTTAGATACGACATAGCGCCCAATATCCCGCCTAAATCCATTTCTTCTTTATCCACTGCCCCTTGGCCAGACCTTATGTTGGGCGAGCCCGTAGCTATGCCGCCTATAAGAAATTCTGGGGTGTCAGTGGTCCATGCTTCATCATACCCTCTAGCAGATAGCTTCTTCCTAGCCTCTTTACCCGTCCAAGTTCCTTTGAAGCCCCGTCTCTCTTCAGTTAAGTCTGCATCAGAAGCGGCGCTCGCAGCATTCATTGCCTCTCTAGCCCTTCGCGCTTCGCCAGAGGCAGCTCTATAGTTGGCCATAGCGCCTTTCCCCGCCTGAACTACTTCAACTTCTTTTTGTTTTTGTCTTTGGTCGGTAAACGCATTTGTGATAGCTTCTTGGTATCTTTGAAGTTGGCCACTCAAATGCTCATCCATCAAGCCTATGTCGGTAGATACCTGCCCTATGCTGCTATCAACCTTTAGAAAACCAGCAGCGTCAACGTTAGCTACCCCATTAATTACTTTGCCAAGGTTAACTTGGCCCTTAGGTATTTCACTTACGCCATTAGCTTTCAGAGCGGCGTCAAAAGCCTTAACGTTTTGGCCATACAAGTCTTGAGATTGATTACCTACCAAGACGTTTAATACTTTAGAGTTCTTATTCATCTCTGCAATATCTTCAGACATGGATTCGAGCTTAAGCTCAGAGGTGATTTGTTTCGCAGCTATATCATAAGGGTCTGGCATACCACCTTCTTTAGAGAATGCTTTACGAGCCTCTGCGGCGTCACCCGTTCTAATCGCCATTTGCCTTTGAGCCATAAACATTTGGGCTTGAATATCTTGAGCCCTAGAGACCATTGCGCCTTCAGCAAGCCCCATAGCAGCCGAGTTATCCGACATGTCGAACATGGGCATGGACTGCCTAATAATCTTTAACAATTCAAAGTCTGCTCTGCCTTGGTCTACCTGAGCGCCAGAATAGGACGCTTTCAATTGGCTCCCAAGAGCAGTAGCGAGGTCATCAAAACCCTTAGAAAACATAGTTTGACCGCCCTTTTCAAAACCTCCAGCTCCTCCCATCATTTTCAATTCTTGGGTTTGTCTTATCATGCGCTTTTGGTTGTCGGCTTGAATAGCGCTCATTGTAAGCTCCTGAGCTTGCTGTTGAATCATTATTGAAAGTTTATCGGCAAGACTTTCTTCTTCTCTTTCTAGCTGTTTTAAAATGTTATCGGTCAGAGCTTGCGCTTCTAATTGGTTATACCCAGCGTCTAGTGAGGCTTGTTTTATTTCTCCGTTAATCTTTTTTAAATCTGCCAATTTATCCTTGGAGTTAGTTAGTATTTTAATACTCTTTTGGACAACCGGAAGTAGAGTCTCTTGAGAGTTGGCGACTCTTGTGAACGCTCCTATTTGTGCTTTGCCTTGAGCGTTCTGGTCTTTTCTAGCTAGTAACTCATTTGTTTTCTTTGAGGCTTCAGTAAATTTTCTTAAAGGAATCTCTAGAGAAGCAAACGCCGCCTTTGAAGTTTCGGCTTGCATTTGCTTTAAGAATTTGGCGTTGATACCTGTAGCTCTAGTTTGCGCTTGGGTCGCGGCTTTACTTCCTTCTGTTTGGTACGCTGCCGCTCTTTCGGAAGAGCCCTTCGTAATTTCTTGAGCTCTAGCGATATTAAACGCTTGCGCGTTCCTCGTCATTTCGTCAAATGTTTTGGCTTTATTTTTTATGATATCTACAGTAGAGCCAAGGGTGGCGGAAAAAGAGGCTAGCTCTTGATTTAAGGTTTGGAGGTGTGCGCTATACTGCTCTTCAAATTTTCTTCTATCTTCTAGTATTAGTTGGGCTTTCTTAGCTCCTTCTGCTCCCTTTTCTAATTCTTTAAAGTAATCTTTTATTCTCTTCGTGTACGCGCCCACGTCAGCAGTACCCAGAGTATTGACAAAATCAGAAAAATCATTACCAAGATAACTTGTATCTATGTCAGAAAAACTACCTATACTGTTTACGTCTAA